ACGGGTTACCTTTCTAAAAAATCCCATTCAATAAGTATGCACCCATTAGTCCACGACGTACTCCAACATCAAAGTTACCGCAAAGCGTGTTACGACTTGGTTCGGGGTACGTTTGAGGATGGGGAAGACCTTTACCAAGAAATGCTTTTGGCACTACTTGAAAAGGGCGATAAGAAGTTATGGGAGGTGTGGCACTCTGGCGGTCATCGTTGGTACGTTCTCGGATTGATTTACCGCTTATTCCTTGGCAAGGGTTCGCTATGGGATCAAAAGTACCGTGATCGGTTGGTGCGTGTTGACTTCGATTGGGAACGTGCGCAGGTAGTTGCGGAAATCTACGACCATGAAGAAGACCAACGGGAAAGCTACAACACCGAGCGCATTCAGGAGGCGTTGGAAGAGTTGCACTGGTACGATAAAAACCTATTCATGGTTTACGTTGAAAGTAAAAACATGAGGCGAATCAGTACCACCACAACCATTCCCTACAACTCGGTGCGACTTACAATAAACAAGGTAAAAGAAAAATTGAAAGGAAAGTTAAAATGATTGGTTTAATCGGAATATTTTTAATGATATTGGCTATTGCTACTCAGTTTGCTAATTATATTGTTTATGGTTCTTTCATAAATAAACAAAAGCAAAATAGATACATGAATTTGAATAAAGATGAGTATAGAATTAACTCTTATGACAATTCTATTTTAATTATACCGGGAACATTTATATCAAACGTTCCATTTGGCATATTTGCAAAATACTACATTGATGAGGTTGGGATGGTTGCACGTTGGAGCAAATTGCACAAAAAAATAAATGAGTATTACAAAATTGGATTGGAAAAAGAAAAAATATGATTGATTTAATTATAGCATCCGTAATGGGTGCAAGCTTAGGGGTGACGATTACCAAGCTAACGGGAATTGGTGATTCAATCGGATTCAAGCCGTTTAACTGCTTTGTCTGTTTGTCCTTTTGGAGCGGTGTATTGTTCTACCTAATTGGACAAGATTTGTCCATTTACCAAAGCTACGTGTATTCGATAGGTGCGGGGTTCACGGCTTCCATATTTGCGTACTTTTTAATCGATAGGATATACAGATGAAACTAATAAACAGCATGAAAGAGGAACAGGCGAAACGCCTCGAACCTTTGTACCCGAAATGGGTGCAGTTCAAAAATGAAAAGACCTTACGCCTTGTACCCGATCAAGTAGCTATCATGGGGCAAGTGTGGAGTGAGTTGACGAATAAGCGTTGGAGTGGTGGATGCCAAGCGTGTACGGTAAACGCATTCAGTCAAGTAATGACCATTTACGATGCGTACTTGGATAAGCGTTACCAAGAGCAACACCAACCTATTGAAGAACCAGTTAAAGAAGAAGCAAATGCCACTACCAAAAAGAGAACAAGACGAATCAAAAAATGATTTCCTCGATCGTTGCATGAGCAATACGGTTATGAAGTCGGAATATCCCGATAGCATCCAGCGGTTGGCGGTGTGCAATGCTTTGAACCGAAAGGAAAGCTACCAAAAGTTTGAAAGCTACAACGACTACCCGAAAGCAGTTAGCAATAACGCAAAGAGGGGAATTGAACTAAACGAAAAAGAGGGTAACAAATGTGCAACCCAAGTCGGTAAGGTTAGGGCGCAACAGCTTGCAAATGGTGAGCCGTTAAGCGTTTCAACTATCAAACGAATGTACTCCTATTTGAGCCGTGCGAAAACGTACTACGAAACGGGTACGCCTTCCGATTGCGGTTATATTTCCTATTTGCTTTGGGGTGGTTTGGCAGGACTTCGTTGGAGCGAATCAAAGTTGAAGGAGTTAGGGTTATGAATGAACAACCCAACGTAATTGATGAAGCCATTGGGGCGGTTCAGTTGTACTCTGAAATCGCAGGTTTACTGATTGATATTTTACACACGGCGGATGCGGTTAGCGTTGGAGGTTCTACCGACTACGAACTGAAATTAATGTGCGTACAAAAGTTAAAGGCAATCGTTGAAAAAATCGAAGTGTAATGCCAAGAGGTGAGAATTTCAGGAATAAGGAAAATGCGAAAAAGCACGGATTTGGAGCGCACCCCGAAAATATCAACCGCAATGGAAGACCACGGGCGTTGAAGAACGTAATCAAAGAGGTATTCATGGAGGAGTTTGACATAACACTTTCATCAAGTCAAGCCAACGATATGATTATGGCGATGCTTTGCATGACTGAAAAGCAGGTGAAGGATTTGGGCGAACGTGAGGACGTACCCTTTTGGCTTAAAATGATTTCAAAGAAAATGGAGCGTGATATGTCAAGGGGTTCTATTCACCTTATGGAAGTTCTTTTCGATCGTGTTTACGGGAAGCCGAAAGAAACGGTTGATACTACGGTATCCATGCCACAAGCGGAAATCAAGGTAGGCGTAATTAAGAGCGATGTTGGTTTAGCTGATAGCGAGGATGCAATAATTTTGGATTGATGTTTCAGACATCCGTAATTTTTGAGCGCAATTACAATTCAGTTGCGGAAGTCGTTGTAAATCAAGGCGGTACATCATCGGGGAAAACTTACTCTATTCTCCAAGTGCTATGTTTGAAAGCAATTGAGCAACCCGACCAAGTAATAAGCGTGGTAGGTCAAGACGTTCCTAACCTTAAAAGCGGTGCGCTCCGTGATATGCAGAGCATCGTTGCGAGTTCGCCTGATATTCAAAGTTGGATAAAAGGGTACAATGCGAGCGACCGCATTTTCACCTTTCACAATGGATCAATCATTGAGTTCAAAAGTTACCAAGATTCCCAAGACGCAAAGAGCGGAAAACGTGATTACTTCTTTCTGAATGAAGCCAACGGGATAAGCTTTGAGATTTACTCCGAACTTGCCATGCGAACCAAGAAACAGGTTTACATTGACTACAACCCAAACGCTCGTTTTTGGGTACATGATAAATTGATAGGAAAGGAAGGCACGGAGTTAATCATTTCCGACCACCGCCACAACCCATTTCTACCCGATGTTATTCGTAAGAAAATCGAAGCGTTAAGGGAAGACGACGAGGAACTTTGGAAGGTTTATGCACGTGGGATGACTGGTAAGATTGAAGGGTTAATCTACCGAAATTGGGGAACGATTGGAACGATACCGAGCGATGCGGAATGTATCGGAATGGGATTGGACTTTGGATTTACGAACGATCCAACCGCCTGCGTTATGGTGTACCGATACAATGGGGAGTTAATCATTGACGAACTTTTATACCATAAAGGTTACACCAACCAAGATATTAGCGTTTACTTTACGCAATCGGGAGTAAGCAAAAGCGTTTCAATAGTGGCGGATTCCGCAGAACCGAAGTCAATCGAGGAACTTCGGCGCATGGGTTGGCGCATTGAAGGTGCGAATAAAGGGAAGGACAGCATCCTGAATGGAATCGATATATTAAAACGTTTTAGAATAAACGTAACGAATAGGAGTGCGAACTTAATCAAAGAGTTGAACGCCTACAAATGGAAGGAAAAGGACGGGAACGCTACCAACGTGCCGATTGATTCCTTCAACCACGGCATGGACGCTTTGAGGTATTTAGCATTGAATAAATTAGCAGAAAAAAACAGAGGTATTTATGGCATCAAATAACATTTGGAAGAAACTAACGGTAAGGCAGTACCAACTTTTGAGCAATCTAAACCACTTGGAAGGGTGGGAATATATGCGCTCCGTTGTTGCTATCGTGGAAAATAACGGCTTTGATGCGGTGGATAATTACACGCCCATTGAACTACGTAACCGATACGAAGCGATCGCAAAGCAGTTAAACACCGAACCTTTCAAACCATTCAAGAACTTCGTTAAGGTGAACGGGAAGCGTTACTATGTAACCCGTTTCTTTGATGAAATTACCACGGCTCAATACGTGGAGTTAAGCGAATGGACAAAGGACAAAGAAAAGAGCATCGATAATTTACACCTTTGCGTTGCATCGCTTTTACGTGAGTGCCATTTCGGTTGGTTCGCCAAAAAGTACGATGGAAAGTTACACGCAAAGAGGGCGAAGGACGTTCAAGAAAAGATGCTTGCCGTTGAGGCACTCGGTTTGTC